GTTGAACACCCGATCGCCCATCCAACAAGACACAGCAACGCCGTCACACGGTAAGCCATGATCATTCGTCCTCCATTGGCTCACTCGTCTGAGGCTCGACAATCGGGCGCCCTTCTTCGTCGGTCCACGAAGTGTCCATGATGTGCGGGTCGTGACGGTTCGCGGTCACCAGAAAGGCCACGGTATCAGTGGAGGTCGCGTCTTGGCAATCAAGCGTGAGTGTGCACCCCGTAACGGACCCGCGCACTGGAGACCATCCGGTCAAATTTGTGGCGAAGACGATCTCTTCGCGGCACAGGAGATCCCATGTGCCATCAGTCATCCCGGCCACATCGTTCATATCGAGTTCAGCGGCACCGTCTACAAGTGTGGCTTGCCCCCGATACAGGAGCATCGTTTCCGGTGCCTCCACGAACGAGTGAACCAGCGCGTGCGTTTCACTCTTGGCCGGTAGTGGATGGGGTATTCGAAAACTTCCCGACCCCTTGCTCAGCGCGCCCACGACAGACACGTCTCCAGCCGAATTGATACGCATCCTCTCGGTAACCGTTCCGCCAGTACCATCACTCGTCGAAAAAACAAGCTCGCCGTAGGCGTCACTCGCACCCTCGCGACCCTGGACGGCGGCATTAAAGGAGCCACCAGAACAGAACCTAATCTCGCCGGAGACACCATCTGAGGAGACGTTTTGCCCGAGCAAAAACAGCACGCCTCGCGTTGAAGTCGTGTTGGACCCACCTACGACGATGGCGGCGTCCTTCGCGGCGAGAGACCCCATGGACGCCTGATCGGGCTGTGTGGAAACGTAACCGATGGATAAATCACAGTTTGTCATCGCGGTCGCGTTGACGGCTAGTTGGGCATCACACGTCGCCGTGCTGGTCACGTCCAGCGTGCCGGGGATATCGACATCGGCAGACCACTGCGGCGCCGATCCGCTTGAGGTCAGTATACGGTCCGACGCACCGATGGCGACCCGTGCGAGTTGCGTGGATGATGAGGCGTAGACCACATCACCCGCCGCTTGACTCGCAATCGCAACACCTCCCGCGCGCAAGGCGGCATCGTTGTCTGACACGAACGTGTTCATATCGCTCGCCAGAACCTTCGTCCCGGTGACCCACGCCTTCGGTGTCGTCCACCCCATTCGCTACCTCCCTACCACCCTAATATTGTCGTTTCGCCTAGCTCACTGCGGCCCGTCGTGCCGAGCAGCCACATCGCAAAAAGTGTCGCCGGCGCTAGACCATACGTGCATGTAATCCACGGCCCCGCGCTGACGTTAAGCTGAACAGATTGGATCACCATCTCTAGCGTCGAGGCCCCCACCGTCGATTCTGTGATACTGATGAGGTCGCCAGGCTCTAGCGCGAGCGCTTGCTGGAGCAAATCGACGGAATCGTTACCATGAAAGGTAATGGATTCTAGTTGGGCGCTCGCCTGATCGTTGTAGGCACTTTCCACCACCCGAGCATAGCTCTGAGCATCGCCAGGGGAGCTTTGATACGTGAGATCAATGCTGAGCATCTTATCCCCGTATGGCTGGCTGCTCGTCGCTTCGAAACTTTGAGGCCCGCGCTGATAAATCCCCTTCCCACGGAGTTGCAAAAACGCATCCCCATCAGCGTCTACAAGATAAACCGTTGCCGTGCCTGTATTCTGGATCGCCAGCTTCGCCGTCGATGCATACGCCGTCGTGGTGATAGTAAGATCAGACGTGAGATTTGACCCACTTCCATCCGCCGCCGCGTTGCCGAGGTAGTCGGTCGTCGCCGTGGCGTTCACGATCGCCGTGCCCCCGATCAACGTTTGCGTGTCAGACGGATCGCGGTATTGCAGATACACGGTCAGGGTTTCACCAGCCCCGACAGAAAGCGGCGTGCCGGTCGTCGAGGCGATGACGGTCGTCGCCGCCGCGTCAATCGTTCGCGGGTTGATGATTGTCCGAACGTTGTTCACGAGCTCATCGACATTCGCCGCGGTCGACAGTCCCGTCATCGTTTCGTCGAAGGTGAACACGGAGGCCCCTCTACTCCGCGTATCCCGCGACTGAATCACCAATGTTCCGTCGCCCCTCATGAATATCGTCGCGAAGGCGGACACGGCGATATGTTTGGCCACCGTCAGCGCGGGCGTGCCCCTCCCGAGCTCGTTGAACGAGTACGGATACGTGTCGACGCCGGTGGCAAAGCTGCGCCGCAGTGGCTGAGCCGTGGCTGGTAGTGAATCGAGCATCAGTGTTAAGAGTTCCGATTCGGTCTTGTTGATCGCCACGTCGATGGCCCGGACCTTCGTTTCAGCGAGGTCGCGTATACGGTCATAACTCGTTACCTTGACCCGATGCGTGCGATACGCGCCGGGATTCGGGTCGGCGGACCTGAGCTTTCCCCAGTGCTTGATATAACCAAGACGCGCCGTGATGGTGCCACTGGCGGGTGTTGATGGTGTCAACGTCCCGAGGGAATAGGTGAACGTCGTGGCGCCTGTCGACGTTACCTGGAACGTACCGTTGTAACCCGATTCAGACGCTCCCGCAATGGTGATCCAGTCGTCGGAGCTGTAGCCATGACTCGCCGCGGTCGTCACCGTGGCCGTGCTGCCGGAGCGCGTGATCGATGACACACTCTGTGCGGTGTCCGTCGTGCGATACATCACCACGCGAATCCCTGCACCAAACGCAAACCCGCTCAGCACGTCGGCATGATGGAACGAATACTTGAGGCCGAGAACCGTGAACGTGCACACACCCGTCCCTGCGACGGTGTCCATCGGTTTATCGCCGGAGATCCCATACTGGATCGTTAGGCCATCCGCCGCCATCACGTCCGGGGTCAGGTCAGTCCAAACATCCGTTGCGGTTTCGCACTCGACGAGCACTTCAGCGGCGGCACCCATATCAATTTATCAAGGTCAAACTGTCGGACACCGCGACACCAAATGCGCGCGGCTGGTCCCGAAGGAGACGCTCGATACTCGTAAGCCGCTTTTCAACGCCGACCATACTCACCGCTTCGCTCTTCCCCTCGGCCTCAGTCATGACGCGCTCTTTCCCGTGCAACACGGCGGGCGTTCCGGCACCAAAGTCCACATAGCGGCCGCCCGTGCCGTGGCGCAGAAACTCCGCATCAAAGTTTTCCCCGCGACTTTCAAATTGCCGCGTCACGGTGAACGACTTGTCTTTAATCTGTGTGCGATTCACTTCTGCTAGGGCATCCGTCACCCCGCCGCGACCCGTGAGGGTATCAACGAGACCCTGAATTGAGGAAATCAGTGAATTAAATTGATCGACAAGCGGTGCCGCAAATGTGATCGAGGAGAGATCAGTAATTTTCTTTCCATCCTCGTCGAGGAGCAACCCCATCTCGACCTGATGCTCAATCACTGGCCGCAGTGATGCGGGGATCTCAATACCGGCCTCGCGGTATTTGTCGATCACCCCCTGCACCGCGGGGGCCATCTTGCGCGCGATGGTGTCGGCCTTCGCGCCTTGAATGTTGAGCAGCTGCCAGTCGGACGTGAGTTGGTTCACATCCTCAGCCCACTTGGCCGCTTTGAATTTCGGCCCCAGGTCGTCGAGGCTGAGCCCGTAGCGTGAGGCCGCTTCTTCGGCTCCGCGCCAATCACTTTCCATGTCCCGGATGTGCTTACCCAGGTCCATCACGCCCTGCATCGATTTGATCACAGCCTCGACCGCTTCCGGTCCTTGTTTCGTTGCCTCCCACAGCCGCTCGACGTCGGCCATCGCCTCTTCCGCGGAACGGCCTGCGCTGAGATAGGCGTCACGCACCCCGACCACGGTTTGTTTCCAACTCTCGCCCCCGGCTTCCGCGAGTTGGGTCTGACTCAGTGACGCCGCGACCGTGTCCTCAAATACTTTGACCAGGTTACGCCCTTCTTTTTCCGCTTCGCTCACGCCGAACTTGCCCTTCATCCACGAGCCAAGCTTGCCGAGTCCCGACATGGCTAGCCCGACGCCCGTGCTTATGAGCGACGACAAGCCCCCACTAATGATCTGACCGAAGCCGTCCATGATCCCCGAGCCGAGCGACATGAACAGGCCGCTAATTTTTCCACTGCCGCCGGTCATCCCTGACCACAGATTTTTGAATCCTCTTTTTACCGCATCACCCCACTGGCCGAAGGCACTCTTGCCTTTGAAGACTTCGGCGTTCAACTTTTTGAAACTCCCAAGAGCTTGGTCAAGCGGCATCTGTGGGATCGCGAGGAAGTCCGGCGGGAGCGTCGGCATGTCTTCCAGCGCTTCGGACAGCGTCATCACCCGAGGATTTAAGCGGTCGAGGGTTTTTACCCAGAGGTCGAATGCTTCTTGCGGCACGGCGCGACCCGTGCGGATCGATTTGTCGATCAACTCGCTCAGCGCGTTATTCAGACCCGAGACTTCGGTATCGGTTAGCTGTGAAATTTCGCCGCCGAGTTGTGCAAACGCCACCATTGCCTCACGCCCTGCGGGGATGCCGCCCTGTCGCCACGCGGTGACTTGTGCATCGATCCGCTTGTTCAGTTCTTTTGTCGCGTCGTTGAGTTTCTGCGTGCTGCCCGTGGCGTCGTCGAGCTCCGTCACGACTTGGGCGAGGGCGGGCGCTTGAGCCGCTAAGGTGTCCGTGACCTCGGTCACGACGGGAACAAACTCCTCAACGTCTTCGGTAAATGATCGTTGTGCTTTCGCGGCGGCGGCTTCGGCTGCGGTCATTTTCCCGAGCCGGACTTTCACAGCGTCGAGGGTGTTCAGGAAGACGTTGATCCCTTTTTTGATGAAAGAACCAATTTCTTTCCGCCACCTAAACAGCGCCGCGACGACGACGGCAATGGCCGCCACGACACCCATCACCGGCAGCGAGACAGCCGCGATCCCCGTCGCCAGGAACCCCAGCGCCATTAGCACTGGCCCAAGCGCCGCGGTTAACCCCACGACAATCACGATTATTTGCTTCACCCCTGGCGACAGTTTGCTAAACCAGGCAGCGGCGTCGGCAATATGCTCGCTGAGTTTTTCAAGGAGGGGCGTAAAGGACAGCATTACATTCTTCAGCTCATCCCCGAACGGAGCGAGGGCGGCGGTCGCTTTATTTCTTAAAGTCGCCATCACTTCGCTCAGGGTCTTCGACTCAGCCGACGCCGCTTGGATGCCTCCTTCGGCTCCCTCCAGAGAGGCCGTTAAGTCGTCCAGCGCGAACGTGCCGTTCCGCACGGCTACGGTCATCCGCTGCGCTCCCTCTGCTCCGAAGACCTCCGTGGCAATCGCCAGCGCTTCGGTGTCGGACTTCGCCCGTTTCATCGAGACGACGACCTTTTCGAGCACGGCGCGCGAATCCTCACCAGCCTCCGCCGACTTCCGAAAGGCCGCATTCAGCCCCGGCATCACACGACTCACACTAATCCCCGACGACTCTAGGCGACCGAACAGCACGGCGGATTCTTCCATACTGAAGCCGGCATTTTTGAGCACGCCGCCGTATTCGTTCGTGCTTCGGATGAGGTCACCGAGGCCGCTGCCGGTTTCCTGCGAAATGCGGAAGAAGCGGTCGAGGATCTCCGTCCCCTCTGCCGCCGGACGTTGGAATTGTTCGAGGGCGCGGGCAAAGCCAATCGCGTTCGGCCCGGCTTGTTCACCGAGCATCCGTGAGGCGTCGAGCACACTCTGCGTGAGGCTTTCCAGCACTGTTCCGGTCGCGCCGCTAATCGTATTGATATCCGCGAGGGCTTGGGCGACGACCTCGGCATTCTGTGGCACCTCGGTAAAGACCGCGGTGAACGATGCCGTTAAGCCCGCGAGCGCCTCCCCGGTCGCCCCGGTCGCTGTGGAGATCGTGCGGAACGCCTTCTCAATGGTGTCCCCCGCCGCGAGCGCCGCGGCCCCCGCCGCGACCAGCGGCACCGTCACGCCCATCGTCATCGAGCGCCCGACGGCTTTCATCCTCGGGCCGGCGTTCTTGAGCGATTGCTGCGCTTTTTTAAGCGCGGGAGTGAGTTGGTCTTTAATTTTCAGGGTGGCGATAAGTGTCCCGAAGTTGATCATGACGTATCGATCCCGAGGTCTTTCCCGACGGACTCCAGGTGCAGCCGGAGATACCGCTGTGCGGCGCGATCCGTCGGCACCTCGCCCTTCGCCGCTCCGTCGATCCGGGACTTTGCGTTCGCCAAGCCACGCAGGTCGAGGATCTGAAACAGCGCCCCGTTGTAGTCATTCTCCAACGCACGCCGCGCGGCATCCGGTAAGCACCCGAACTCCTCGCAGACGCGACTCACAATCCAGAGATCCGGCGGCGGCAGATCGGTGCCGTCTTGCTCTAAGTAATCGACGAACCGCCGGGCGCGTTTCCCGCTTCGTCTTCGGTTTCCGGGCGACTGAACTCGAAAATCGCTTCGGCTAAAAACGCCGCGGTGGGCTCGTCGAGTTCGCCGAGGACTTCGGTGCGGTTCGTGTCCCCGATGCCCGGCGTGAGTGTCCACGACACGACGCCCTTTTCGAGCAGCGTGTCCCGGTGATAATTCGAGAGTGACGCTTCCTGCGTTTTCTGAAGACGGTCGATCTTATCCGAGTCCTCATTCCGCAGCGCGGTCATCAACTCCGCCCCCAGTTCCCTCATAAATTCGACGCCCTGCGACTGTTTTTTCGTCGCAGCTTCGGATAACTTCCGATGGGAGAGTTTGCGGATCACCGCACTCTCACCGTCGTCGAAGGGGAGCTCCACCGACCGAGTCATGCCGATCACCAATCCCATTCATTCACCTCCTAATTTACGACCAGGTTAACGCGCCAGTCGGCACAATCTCGGCCACGATTGTCTGAATCGATCCCATCGAGGCCACCACCTCCGAAGACGCCAAGCGCGTTTCGACTGTGGCGGTTTTCGAATCACCGAAGACGACCACGAGGGTGCGCGTGGCGTCTTGCGGACCATCATCGACGGTCCCGAGGACCGCATGTGTGCCGGTGGTGCCGGTGGTATCCCAGATGCAGGTCAGCGTAATCGGCTCCGCCGTGATCAAACCGGTCGGCGTTTGCTCTGTGGCACTGTCACCAAGAGCGGTCGTATCTTGGAGTTGGGCAGAGGTCTTCACCGAAATTCCTTCAAGGATGAAATTGGTGATTGCCCGTCCCGTGCCGCCCGGTCCATCATCGTAGGTCACGGTGACACTTGCGGGACCATATTTTCCAGCCATGTTATTCCTCCAGTATTATCCGCGTGCAAACGCCGCGAAGACGGTGATCGAACCGGTCCCGGTGATGATTCCTGTGAAGGAAACGTACCGGTTGACCGTCCCTGACACAGTCACCCGTTCAGCGAAAGGAGCCGTGACGTTATCGGTGAACGAGAGTAGGTCCGAATACGTCACATCATCCGATGAGTGGCGAATCTTCCCGACGAAAGCACTGAATCCTGAGGCCGCTGTGCATTGAATAAACCCCACACCGCCCGCACTCGACGAGGAACCATTGTCCACCGGTGTCGACGTGGTATCCCAGCTATCCGTCTGTGCCGCGAGCGGCTGCAGGATCACACCAGCACTCCGCGTGCCGGTCATGGCATACGTCACGTTTGCTTTCTGGAGGTTTCCAAGTTCCGCCAAAACTTCGTAGGAATCGCTGAATGCCCCCTCGCAGCCGACCATCGGATACCCAACAGTTTGCCCCGCGAAGCCGACACACATGATCCGAGCTGTCGCTTGCGGCGAGGTGGGCACCGACCCAGAAAACGCCGCGTGCGAATAGTTCGTGCTCGTGTCGAAGAACGCGCCTTCCTGCACCACCTCCATCGTGACTTTCCCGACCGGAGTCGTCTCGTAAGCAGTGTCCCCGAGGCCCGTCGTGTCCGTCAGTTCGCTGATAGCTTTGTCGGACAAAGACGTGACCTTGTTCGAGATCACGTTATAGCCGTCCACGAGGATGATTCCCGACGCTGGCCCGAATTTACCAACAGCCATTAGCGCTTCCCTTTCGCCGTCGCACCGGCGACCTTAATCATCCCACCCTTAAGAAGCCACTTGATCGACTTCTCGGGGATGCTGTCTGCATACGCGCCGGCCTTGACTCGCTTGAAAATAACTTTAGCGCGTGCCGTCTCGGACATCTTGCTCAGACCGCCCGCCTTCTCCACGGCCCCGAGGGAGCTCGGCGCGGGATACGTGAGATCCACAACGGCTCTATAGCGCGTCTCAGCCATTCGCCTTCCGATCTATGCCGCACGTCATACAGATTTCACGACCACCGAGGACGGGTTTGAAATTGTCCGATCCGCATTTACATTTCATGCGTTTTTATCCTTCGTCAGGATCACGTTGAAACCTACCGTGGGGCGGTTTTGCTTGTCGACACTAAACTGGAACGGCTGCTGCTGCGGGTCGCTCAGGTAGTAGCGCGTCCCGCTGAGATCCTCTGTTTCGATCTCCGCGATATCCTCGAAGATCGTTTGGCTCGTGGCGAGAGCCGTTTCAGTATCCTCCGGCGCACCGCGAACGTCGATCTTCACGCTGGGCCGTTCCCACTCGATCCCGGCAGATCCGAAGCGCTTCACAGGCGCGAGTCCCCCGGTCAAATAGAGCGTAACGGCGGCATCAGGGAGCACAGGCATCTTGGTTTTAAAAATATTTGTGCCGACGGTGCCGGAAATCGCCGTGGCGATCCGCGTGGCGAGATCATCGAGGACGTTCGCCACTACACCATCCCCTGGTGGAGTTTCATCCGCTTCGCAATCCGCGCCAGCAAGAACGGAGCAGATTCGAGGATCGTCGATTCGAGGAACTTCGCTTGCCCCACGACACCGACATCGCCCGTCTTCCGCCCGCGCTTGGTATGGTCGGCCTCCATGTCCTCATGGACGATCACGGCATACCCCGCCGCGGGACCGCCGACCTTAATCGTGACTTCGAGGTTCTGGCCCTTCCACGCCGGGAGGCTCGTCTGGTGTGAGTCTCGCAGCGCGCCGGTATCAACCGGGGTGCGCTTCATCGACTCTTTCTGCTCGACGAGCGCTTCCTGATACAGCGCCGCCGCCGCGACGAGCGGGATCGTATGGTCGAGCTTTTTCATGTTCCCGATGACTTTCCCCACGTCGAGTGTGATCGCCATCAGCCGAGCTCCACTTCAACCAGGTATTCGGCGTTGGTCGTCGGGTCGATCACGCCGTCAATCCGCAGGATGGGCATGACCGTCGAGTCGGGGAGCGTGATCTTGTCGCGCTCGTTGATCGTCACCGGATACGGGAACGTGAGTTTTGCTAGGCTCAGCTTCTCCTCACCGGCGTCGGTGCGGACGTATTTCTGTCGCCGCTCGACGATGGCCTTGCGTTCGACGCCCGTGGAAAACGTCGCCTTCCCGTAGCCGTCATCTGACGAAAACGCGGCGTGCGTGATCGTCGCTTGAAGCGAAGTCGTGATCGTGTTCGCCACTGAAATCCCGTTCTGAAGAATTGAGGCGAGGCTCACGACGCACGCTCCAAGATGCGCGTGCCGGTCAACCGACCGCGCACCGACGAGAACCAGTCCCGGGGGATTAGCAAATAAACCGCATCGGGAACCACCTTGTTGTATGCCGCGCTACTGTTGAAGACAAGCGCCACGCTGCCGGCTTTGATGCTTGAGATTGACTGGCTTTCGATATCGTTATCCTGCGCCCGATTACTGACGAGGAGCTGGCGCGCGTATTCAGATTGGGCATCCTTCACTGCTTGTGGCACCGTGTCGGAATCCAGGACAACATCGATCCGTTCGAGTAATCCCATCCTCGGCCAGCCGAGCGCCTGGGTCGTCGTCGAGGCGTAGCCGTTCCAATCGAACAGCGATTCCATGAGTTTCGTAGCCCAGAGCAGCGCCCGTATCTTGTTGTTTTCGGAAGCATCCGCCCACGTCGTGCTGACCGCTGGCCGGTTGTCTTGATACTGATCCGCTTCCGCCAGCGTGCAATACGAGTTCGCCGTCGTGCTTTTCGCCGTTGCGACGAGTGTCGATGTCCCCATTTAATTGATACAAACGTTAACAGCGAGGGTCGAGGCTCCCGAGTAGGTGCCGACGACCACGGTCTTCACGCGCAGCCGGTCGCCGATGAGTCCATCGAGGATCGTGTTATCGCTCAACGCGCCATCCGTCGGCGTGACGTTCGCGGCCATTGCAATATACGGACGCACGGCGGATACCTTCGTGACGGTGGTCGTGGCGAGGGCGAACTGCGCGATGTCGATCCAGGTTGAGCCGTTGTCGAGGCTGGTCTGCAAAAAGACATCGGTCGTTGTGCCGCCGCCGGCTCGTACGAAGATCGCTTGACATGCGATCACACTGGCCGCCATCGGGATCGAGACGCCGACGCTGGTATAGGTGCCGGCCCCGATAGCCGTAAGGTCGAGCGACTGGAGCACGGTGGACCGTTTCGGAAAAACCGCCATTAACGCATCTCCACCATTCCGATCGCACTCACCCCAGGTCTACGACGAAGCCGTGAGTCTGCACGGGGATCTCGATCTTTCTGCTTTTTTTCGGGAGGCCGTTTGACCACTTCGGAGTGGAGTTTTGGATCAAAGTCCGACACATTGATCACAACGCGGGTTCCGTCTTTCAGTGCAACCGTTTTCGTTTTGAGGCTTAGCGTGGTCATCGCTGCGTTCCTTTCTCAAAAAACTCGGGCGGTGGAACCCGCGGCGTGCTTCGGTCGCGTAACGAGCCCGGGGAGACTGCTACAGCACGCGCACGGGTTCCACCGCACAAGGATTTAACCAGCGATGTAGGCTGCTAACCCAGGCCGCACGACGGCCCCACCGTAGAGGGCATCCAACGCCCACTGCGTCTGGCGATACTGTTGACTGATGGTAAGCCGAAGGGCCAGACCCGAGTCTTCGTCCACGGCGGTTGACTGGAGATGCCCCGCCGATCCCATTTGATTCGTATCGAGGAGCGGAGCCATCGCGAACGCGAGACAATCGCGATGGATCACGATGTTCTCGACGAAATCTGCCTTGAACGTGACGGCAGCGTCATCCGCCCAGGCCACCTGTGCCGTGGGATTCATCGTGATGACCGTCGCGGTGGACGACAGCACAGAATACGTCTGCGTGTCACCGGCCACGGTGAA